TTGTTACTAAAAGTGATGTAGGTTTAGGCAATGTTACTAATGATGCGCAAATTAAAAAAGCATCAAGTTCTACAGTAGGATATGTACCAACATGGAGTGTAACTACAGGGGATGCTTTAGGTGCAGGATATGCAGTCGAAGCAACTTTAACTGGAAGTTCTTCTGCTTTGCCAAGAGCGGATGCAGTAAAAACCTATGTTGATAATTTATTAGGTGCCAACGATGCGATGGTATTCAAAGGGACACTTGGCACAGGAGGTACGGTTACTTCTTTACCAACAACTTATAGCGCAGGTTGGACTTACAAAGTAATAACTGCGGGAACTTATGCAGGAAAAGTTTGTGAAGTAGGAGATATGATTGTTGCTATTGTCGATCGTTCAGGAACCGGCAATACGGATGATGACTGGACAGTTATACAAACAAATATAGATGGAGCAATTGTGGGTCCTACAAGTGCCACTGCTGATGCTATAGCGTTATTTAATGGAACAAGTGGTAAATTACTTAAAAACTCCGGAGTATTGTTGTCTACTTTAGCTCCATTAGCTTCTCCAGCTTTTACTGGCACTCCAACAGCTCCAACAGCAGCAGTTGGAACTAATACAACTCAGATAGCAACTACAGCTTTCGTGATTGGGCAAGCTAGTAATACAACACCTTTGGCTAATAGTGGATCTGGATCAGTAGGAACTTCAACTAGATTTGCTAGAGCAGACCATGTGCATCCAGCTACTTCATTAAAATATAGCGCAACCATTACTGGTGGAAGTACTAGTGAAGTAATTACACATAATTTCAATACTAGAGACGTTATTGTACAACTTTATAGAACAGCATCTCCATATGATATAGTTTATACGGATGTGGAAATAACAACTGTTAATGCGGTTACTTTAAGATTTAATACAGCCCCAGCAGCAGGAGAGTATAGAGTAGTTATAATGGCATAGGCGGTGATATTTCAGTGAAAATTTTAAATAATATAGACGTAACTAAAAATGAAATACAACAAGTTAAAAGGGTGCAGTTAGATACAACTGCCCCTAGTCAGAATGCTTCTCCAGGAGCTTTATATTGGGATCCAGATGATTTGACAGCAAGTTTAGGCACTTTGAATGGATCAGCTTTAGAAATTGGACAAGAAATAGTCTATCCCGCAATCAACCAGTCTGGGGCGACTATTACCAACGGAACTGTTGTTATGAGTGCGGGTGCTTTAGGCACTAGCGGCAAAGTTAAAATAGCTCCAGCCGATTTTTCCGGTGCTACTCCCAATATAAAAATATTAGGGGTTGTTACTCACGATATCTTAAATGGAGCAGTTGGTCATGTAGCTTGGTTTGGTAAAGTTCGGGGATTGAATACTACTGGCTCAACAGTTGGAGAAACTTGGGCAGAAGGAGACCAATTATGGGGTCATCCTTCTCAACCTGGCAAACTAACAAAAGTTCAACCTACCGCCCCTGCATTAAAAGTGGCAGTAGCAATAGTAATTAGCGTACATGCAACTCAAGGCGTTTTGTTAGTTAGAATGGATTTAGGCTCCAAGCTGGGAGAATCGGATAGTAATGTTAAAATTAGTTCATTAACTAACAAGGACGTTCTTCAATACAATTCTACTACTGGGGTTTGGGAAAATGCGCAATTACCTCTAGCAACAACGTCAGTGGACGGTTTAATGTCTGCAGCAGATAAAACTAAATTAAATGGTATCGCAACTGGAGCAGAAGTTAATCAAAACGCTTTTACTACTATTGCTGTGAGTGGGCAATCTAGCGTTGTAGCAGATTCAAAGACTGATACATTGACTTTAGCAGCTGGAAAAGCAATTAATTTGACAACAAATGCGACAACAGATTCTGTAACAATTGCCGTTAATCCAGCTAGTCTTTCTATTGCTTTGCAGGGAACTACTTCTACTTATACTCTAAGCTCCGCTGGTAATACGGTTCCTATTGGTATTGCTGGTTTTAATAGTAGTACGCAATTTTTATTAGTATATGTTAATAGTGTTTATAGCGCTGATTATACTATTAGTGGAACTAATATAGTGAAAAGTAGTGGCACATGGGACGCTGGAACAGTGTTTAATTTCATTGCTCTTCGAGCAACTTTACAATAATAAAACTTAGTACTTAAAATGATAAAGTAATAAGTAGAGAGGTATTATATTAAACTATAAAAATGGAATTATATCATAAATTAAATTAGCGTACAAGGAGGGGATATATTGAAATGCGAAAAATGTAAAAAAGAACAACCTGTTACGGAGTTCATGCCAACAACAGGTTATTTGTGGCCGAATGGTCACATCAATATTTGTTATTCTTGTATAGAATCTTTTATTGATGGAAACAACTTAAATGAAGTAGACAGATTAATGCAACACGCCAACATGGCTTTCTTTCCAAATGAATGGCGCAAAATGTGGAAGAGAGAAGGCACAAAAGCTTTTAGAAAATATGCTAATAGTTATAATGAAATTAATTATTACAAATATGACTGGTCAGAACAAAATGAAAAATTAATAGAGCTGGCTAGAACTGGTGTAATTGAAACAGAATTAGATGAATTAAAACCATCGGCAATTAAAGAACTTCAGTTAAAATGGGGTAATATGCCGGAATTAGATTTAATTAGATTAGAGAAATTTTTTAATTCTTCATTAGCAGATTATAATGTTCAAACAGAAGCTCAGAAAGATATGTTGCGGAAGATTGCCCGCCTTTCTGTTTTAATAGACCAAGATTTAACAGAAGGAATGGTAGATAAAGATAAAATTTCACAATATGATAAACTTATGAGTTCAGCACTAAAAACTTTAGAAACCACTCAATCAAATGGTATTACAGCAATAGGTCAGGTTATTGAATTTATTGAAAAAAATGGGTATAAACCAAGATTTTATGAAGGCGTTCCACAAGATGAAATTGATATGATAGAGCAAAATATTAAAGAATATTTGCGTGATTTGGTACAAGGTGAAGTTAACTTAACAGAAATTTATGAAAGAAAAAGAAAAGAATTGACTTCAGATTGGGATGAAGAAGTGAACGAAGATGAGTAATTTCAAAAAAAATCCCATGCGGGAATTAAGAAAACAACAGTTGCAAAGAAGCAAAGAAAAAATTGATACTGGGCTGTTAAAAATCGGCCCAGCTCATAATTCTGGAGGAAAAGTTGTTACAGAAGAAAGATTATACAAAATTCTTCCAGACCTAGAAAAATATTACGAATTATGGTTAAGTTATCCGGACAAATTAGCTTATCAATTATTGCCAATAGATACTTCTTTCAGACTTTATCCTTTTCAAACTTTTATATTGCGCATTAATCAAAGGTATCAAAAAACTTTTGGAGTGGCAACAAGAGGTTATTCTAAATCTTTTATTGCAGTATTAGGAAAGATACTAAAATGTATTCTACTTCCCGGCACTAAAGAAGCGATGGTTGCGGAGCATAAAAACCAAGCGGCGCAAATTGGCAGAGAAAAAATTAATGAACTATTCAATCTCATGCCTTTATTAAAACAAGAAATAAGATGGGAAAAAGGTAGTCAGACAACAATGGGAGAAGATTATATAAGATTGGTTTTTAAAAATGGGTCAATTTTTGACATTGTTGGACTTACAGATACTACCAGAGGCGGTAGAAGAAATGGTATGTTACTTGAAGAAGTTAAAGATTTACCTGGGAAAGAAGTTAATGAAATTGTTTTGCCTTTGTTAAATATTAGTCGCCGAATGAAAACCGGAGAATTAAATCCTAATGAACCTCATCAACAACAAACTTATATTGGTTCGGCAGGTTATAAAAATTCTTTTGGATACGATAAGTGTATAGAAGTTTTAGTTGAGTCCGTACTTTTTCCAGATAAAGCCTTTAGTTGGGGCGGAGATTATCGAGTTCCTTTATTTTACGGACTTTTAAATGAAGATTACATTCGCTCAATTAAACATTCTAGTACTTATGAAGAAAGTTCTTTTGCTAGAGAATATCTATCCAAATGGACTTCTACTGTAGAAGGAAGTTTGTTTGATTTTGAAAAAATGCAGGGATTGCGGAAAATTAAAAAAGCTGAATGGCGTGCAGAAAATGATGATAATGTATTTTATGTCTTATCTGTCGACGTTGCACGAAACTCCGCAAGAACTGTCGCGGAAGTATTTAAGGTTAGACGTACTAATGATCATTTTGTTAAAAATATTGTAAATATTATAACAATGGAAGGTAGAAATTTCTTATACCAGGCTGTAAAACTAAAAGAATTAGATGCTGCTTTCGACTTTGACACAGTAGTCATAGACTGTAATGGGTTAGGTGTCGGATTGTTAGACTTTTTGATGACTGAGAATGTAAGTCCTGAAAATGGAATAAATTATCCAGCATGGAATATTCAAAACATCAAACAATATCCACAATACGCAGTTGACCAACATATTGGCGCACCAGCAAAAATTTATGTAATAAAAACTAATCAGCATTCAGCGGGTACAATACACAGTAATGCGTACAACGAGCTATTTTCTGGTAGAGTAAAACTATTAATTGATGAAAAAGAGGCAAAAGATAGTTTATTAGAAAAACAAAAAGGTAAAAAAATGGGGTTGCAAGAAAAACTGCGCTACATGGAGCCTTATATTAATACAACTTTATTAGTGAATGAAACTACTAATTTAAAAATTAATAGAAATAATACTTATTTAAAACTTGAAATGATTAGAACAGATGCAGAAAAAGATACTTTTTCAGCTTTAGAATATGGTTTATGGGTTATTTCAGAAAAAGAAAAAGAGTATTATGCAACTTTACGTAAACCTAGAAGAAGTATTGCGGAAGCTATAAAATTTAATTGACCGGAGAGGTTGACTTTTTTCTAAATTATGTTATAATATAAATAAGGCGAGAATTTTTAGAAAATTTTTCAAATTTTCGGAAAAATTTTCTAAAATTATAAATGCTTTTGCGACATATATAGTGAGGAGAATTATTTCTCACAAGAATAAAAGGAGGATTATATTAATGGAAGAATTTGTTTTTGAATTACCTGATAGTACACCAGATCCAATATTGGCACAATATTATTCTGGAATTAAAAAACGTACTTTTTACATTACAGACGAAATTTCTGAAGACACAACAAGTTTAATTACCATTCCGTTATTAGAAGCCGATAATGATGGAACATTAGATCCAATTACCATCTATATTAATACTCCGGGAGGATCTGTTCATGATGGTTTTACTTTAGTTTCAGTAATTCAACAATTAAAATCACCCACTGAAGTAATTGTTTTAGGATATGCCTATAGTATGGGCGCTTTAATTTTAATGGCTGGAGCTAACAATCCGAATGTTACAAGAAAATGTTACTCATTTTCTACCGCATTATTGCATGGAGGGTCTCAATTAGTCTCGGGCTCAAATTCTGCGGTGAAAGATTATTTTCACTTTTATGAAAAATTTGAGAAAAGAATTGAAAATTTTGTACTTACACATTCTAAAATTACTCCAGAAGAGTATGATAAAGTAGATAGATATGAATTATATTTTGATTCAGATCAGATGTTAGAATTGGGGTTAGTAGATGAAATTATTATATAGCACCAAATGGGAGGTGACTAAATGGAAGAAAATATAGAAAAACAATCACAAACAAGAATTAAAATGGATTTTGCAAAATTATCTAACAGCACTCCTTTATTATTAATTAAAGATTCTGTAACTGCTCAGTCCAGATATGCTATTAGACCAGATCGAGTGCGGCAAGCTTTAGAAACAAAAAATGCAACAGAATTGCGAAAAATATCTCAATATTTTTATTATCTTAGTGGCGAATATAGAAGATTAGTAAATTATGCCGCACAATTACTAACTTTTGATTATCTAGTTATTCCGAGAGTTGAACCAACAGTGATGGGAACTAGAAATTTTCAAAAGAATTTTAAGACTATTCTCAATTATGTTCAAAACGCGGGGATAGAAGAAACAAGTTATCAAATAGCTTTAGCTGTCGTAAGAGATGGGATATTTTTTGGTTATGAAACTGAATTAGGTAATGGACAGATTACAATGTTATCTCTACCAACCGATTTTTGCCGAACAAGATACAAAATTAATGGAATTTATCAAGTAGAATTTGATAACAAATATTTTGATAATTATCGAACACAAACAGAATTAGAAGAAGCTCTTGAAGGTTTTCCGCCAGAATTTAGAATTAATTATAAACAATATAAAACAAAAGGTGAAGATTTTAGATGGTCTCCATTGGATCCGCAATATGCTAGGGCGCATATGTTAGATGATGGAATTCCAATGTTTTGTGCAGTTTTTAATGATTTATTAGAATTAGATGAGTATAAAGCTATTGATAAAACTAAAATGCAACTTAGCGTATACACTTTATTAGTACAAAAAATTCCTTTAAATAAAGACGGCGAGCTAGGATTATACATGGAGGAAATTACTGACTTGCATAATAATGCAAGAAAATTAATTAAAAATCCGGCAATTGATGTCCTAACAACTCCATGTGATATGGAGGCTGTAACACTCGATAGTGGCGCTAACTCTAAAGTTGAGCGAGATAATATACAAACAGCAACTAATATGTTTTATACTAGTGCTGGAACTCCAATTGCATTATTTAATGCTGGCCCAAATACTGGAAGTATTGGATTGAATTTATCAGTTAAAGTGGATGAAAGTTTAATGTTTCCACTTTTAACTCAGTTTGAAAGATGGTATCACAACAAATTCTTAGAGCTTTCCCCAAGCATGGAATTTGGTATTATGTTTCCACCTATCACAATTTTTAATAGGGCTGAAAAAGTTAAAGAGTACCAAAATGCTGCCACGTATGGATTTCCAACAAGATTGTTAGCAATGACAGCAATGGGAATTAGACAATATGACTCTAGTTTTTTATTAGAATATGAAAATGTGTTATTAAATTTACCAGATAATATGATACCACTAGCATCTTCTCATACAATTTCTAGTGGAGCTGGTAGACCGTTATCTGAAGATCCATTAACTCCAGAAGGAGAAGCAACTAGAGATCAAGAAAAAAATAATGATCGAGCAAAGGAGGAATAAATATTGTTTATTTATTGCATGGATGAAACAGCAAAAAACTCTTTAGTTCAAGCTGGTTTCAAATTGTTAATGGAAGAGGAGTTAAAAGGAGATCAAAAAGTATGGATATTTGAATTCAATTCAAGTATTCCTTTACCAGAAGAAAATAAACAAGCATTTTATGTATCAAAAAGAATGTCTTTTTAAGGAGTGAGGCAAATAATGGAAAAAATAAATATGAATTTGCCCGTCTTTTATTCTGCTGAAGATTTTGATAATGAAAGATTTATGAAATTAAGGGTTAAAGTAATGCATGCTGGTTTAAATGTTAATAATAGTAATTTTAATATGCAGGCTATTGAAGCTGCTAAACCAACATTGGCGAATATTCCTTTATTAGCTTTTATTAGAAAAATTGATGGAGACGATTCTAATAGCGATTTTACTGGCCATGAAGTTGAAATTAAAGTTACTGAAAATGGCGCTCAAATGGTTTATTTAGGTAGACCAATAGGTATAATACCTGAATCAAATAATTATGCTATAGAACAAGATGAAGACGGCAAATTGTTTGTAGTAGTCGATGCTTATGTTTGGAAACATTATGCGAATGCGGCTCTAGACATATTAAACAGAGATAAAGTTAAAAAGGTTTCTATGGAAATTTTAGTCGATGATTATGAATTTACTGACGATTTCGTAGATATTAAAGCATACAAATATATTGGAGTTGCTTTGTTGGGTGAAGACGTTAGAGAAGGAATGCTTGGCGCAAAAGCCGAAATTGTTGAATTTTCTATGAATGACATTCGTCAAATGATGGAAGAACTTAGACAAGAGATGGCAAATTTTGCCGCGCAAGACAACTATGTAGATAAAGAAGTAACAGATAATGTAGAATCAGTATCACAGTCCACCGAATTCACTAATGATGAATCAAAAGAAAAAGATGAAGTTGAGTCAGCCGCTTTTGATCAACCAGCAGATACTGAACAAAAAGTTGAAGTTGATACTAAATTAATTGAATATCAAGCTCAACTGGAAGAATTAAAAACTTATGTTGAAAATTTAGAAAAAGAAATAGCCGAATTAAAAGCTTACAAACAAAGTATCGAAGAAGCTCAATTAAAAGCTAAAAAAGAAGCTTTGTTTGCGGAATTTGATGATTTAGATGAAGATGAATTGTCAGAATTAAGAAATTCCGATTTTTCATATGAAGAATTGGAGATTCGTTTGTTCGCATTGAGGGGAAAAAGGGTTAAAAATAAAATGACTAAAGTAAGCATTGGTGCTGATTTAACTGCTCCAACAGAAAAATCTGAACCTATTTATGCTGATTTGGTCAGACGAAAAAGAAAAAATTAGGAGGAATTATAAATGGCAAGATTAGTTAAAGAAGGTTTTTCAGTTGTTGAAACAAATCATGTTGCAGCTGTGAGAACAGGACAAATTAAAGCTCAATATCCTATGGATGAAGCTTTAGCAACAGTCGGCGCTCAAAACGGTCAACTATTAGTTGTTGACGATGTAGCTAAAAAAGTTAGCTTACCAGTTAATGGTGATGCATTAGTATGGTTACATGCATCAGAAGAAAGAATTTATGAATCAGCTTTAGGAAGAAATGCTTTCATTGTAAAAGACCCTAACTATCCAAGAATGTTGAAATTGAGTGTGGGAGATATATTTGAAACAAACGCTGTAGATCTTGGAGGTTTTGCAGATGTTGCCGCAGCAAAGGCTGGAGCAAAAGTTGGAGTTCCAAGTGAAACAGGAGATATTAAATTATTGGATGTACCAGCTGGAACAGAAGCTGTTGTATTAGAAATAGTAGAATGGGTTTCTCTTCCTAATGGAGAACAAGGAATAAAATTTGTTGTTAAACAAGCGTAATAAGCTTTATGCGAAATAATAATAGGGAGGAATAATAAATGGCTTTAGATGCAAAAGTAAAAAAATTAGCTATAGATGTAGCTTTGAAAAGACCTTCAGGGAATTTTAGTTTAGATGAATTAGAAGACACCCTAAGAACAGAAATTGCCAATTTAGTTTGCAATGAGAGAGGTTCTATAGATTTCTATAAATGGCAAGCAAATAGTAAAATGGTGTTTGAATTAATGGCAACTATGGTAGATGAAATACTACCTCAAAACGTTTCACAAGCTTTTGGCCCATTTGCTGATTTTATGATAGTAAATCATGGGGATAAACCAAGATTTACACTTAAAAAAGGTGTTAACAATGTAAAAAGATTTGTTACTAAAGTAGCCGCTGCCGGAGTTTATGAGCGTGTTAGACTAGATAGAGATTATGTAGATGTCGAAACTTATGCCCATGGTGGAGCAATCTATCAAACTCTTGAAGGGTTTTTGTCTGGAAGGGAAAGTATTTCTGATTTACTAAATATTTTCGTGAAAGAATTAGAAAATTCTGCTTATGAAGACTTAACAGTAGCTTTACAATCAACTATGGTAACAATGCCCGCGGCTAATAAACATACATCAGGAGGTTTTGTTGCGGCAGAATTCGATAGAATTTTAAATACTGTTAGAGCTTATGGACAACCAACAATTTTTGCTACTATGGCTTTTGCTTCTTCAATAATTCCAGAAGAAGGTTTTATTGGAGATATGGATAAAGCAGATATGAGAAACTTAGGATATATTGGTAGATATAAGGGAGCAGACGTAGTAATTATACCTCAATCTTTTACTGATTCTACTAATTCTGTAAAAGTTATTGATGATCAATTTGCTTATATCATACCTTCTGGTTCTTTTGAAAAACCTGTTAAAGTAGTTTATGAAGGAGATACTTTAATTAGAGAAGTAGAAAGAGAAGATTGGTCAATAGAAATGCAAATTTACAAAAAAATGGGTATTGCTATACTTAATACAAATCACTTTGGTATTTATCAAAATACTGCTCTATAATAAAAACCGGGGCGACATTTGCCCCTTTAATATATTAAATGTATAAAAGGAGGATAATTATTTAATGAGAACATTACAAGATAATACTTTAATAGAAGTTTGGAATAATCATGGTTGGGGTGTTAGTTATACAACTGATAAAATTACTAGAACATGGCAGGCACCTGGCTTAGTTAAGAAAGTACCTTTTGGAGAATTATATGAAGCTATGTCTTATAAAGGAAATAGAAAATTATTTGAAGAAGGTGCTTTATTAATAAAAGACAATGAAGTTAGAATGCAATTAGACTTGCCACCTTTGGACGAATTTAGCTTAACTTTAGAAGAAATGAAAGAATTGTTAAAATCCGAAGATCTTGAAAAAATAGAGAATTTTTTACAATATTGTAGTAATATGGCTTTAGACGCTTTTGTTCAGGTCGCAACAGATTTGCCAGTTACAAATGTTAAAATAGCCAAATTGATTAGCAAATATTCTAATATAGACGTTCTTAGCACAATAGAAGAAAAAATGGATAGTAATGAAAACAATACAATAACATCTGATGGAAAACCAAAACCAAGAAGAATAATCAAAGAATAGAGGTGGAGGAATGACACCTTATTCTACAATTTTTAAAGTATTTTTAAATAAAATTTCTGATCCAATATATGCAAATTTAGATATTGAAGTAGCTGAAGATGATATGATTATGTTATTAAATGAAGCAGTTTTATTGTTTGAATATCCTAAAATAGATTTAAAAGATAAAAATGATGAAGACCAAGTTTTTAATAATACTTTAGGGTTTGATGAAATACAATTATTGGCTCATTTAATGACTCATGCTTGGTTACAAAGGCAGCTGCGAGATATAGAATTATTAAGACAGACTATGTCTCCTTTAGAATTTCAAAAATATTCTCAAGCAAATCATATCAATTCATTACTTAAATTGGAACAACACAGTTATGAGTATATAGAAACTTTGAAAAAAAGATATTCTCGCAGAGATAATAATAAATCTTTATTGCATAAGTTAGGCGGTGAGTAACAGGCATGAAAATACAAACTAAATATAATGGAGTAATTGACTTTACTCTTTATCAAGAGCATACAGTAAAGAATATTTTTAAAATTTTACCTTTGAAAGAAGAAGGCAAAGACTGGAAAAAATATTTAGAAGGTTTGTTAGTAGAACTTAATGGTTTTGATTCATTAGTAGAAGAAGTTTATTTTACAGCGCTATTAAGTAAGCTAGAAGGATTATTTACTATACCAGAAGATGATATGGCGTTGTTTAGAAAAACAGTATTTGATAGTATAGATTTATTAAAAAAGATACAACCATCTAAGAAGGTGGAATAATGGATTATTTTGATAAGTACTCAGAAAGATTAAGAGTGCAGGGTACGACAGCTGCCGACAATGCTGAGCAGCGTATGATAGCTGATATGAGAAAATTTTGGGAAAATAATCCATCTTTTCGTAGAGTTTGCGTGATTGAGCCAAATGGAACACAAAAATATTTACGTATTCAAACCGCCAAAAAAACAGTAGGCGTGGATAAAATTTATATTCACCCAGATGATAGAATCGTATCTGGTACTATTATTTTGAATTTACAAGAATATTCTTGGTTGGTATTGGATGTAAGATATACAGGTCATATATTTCAACAAGCCAATATTGTTAGAATTAATAGAATTCTTAAATATATGGATGATGGAATAGTGAAAACTGTATACACTAGAGTAAAAGGTTTTTCTCGTGTAGATGGAATAGATGAATATTATTATTTCACTTTGCCGGAAAATACAATAAATATTTTTATTCCTACTAATAATGAAACCAAAAAATTAAAAAGAGATAAAAGATTAATGATTGATGGATTACCATACAGAATTAGTAGAATTGATAATTTTACTCATGATGGTGTAACTATTTTGTTTGCAGTAGAAGATATTAGAAATCCGAATGATACAGACGAAATAGCTGATTATCAAGAATCTGTTATTCCAATCACTACAGAAATTCAAATTCAAGGGCCTACTGAAATACCTTTTGGTTTAGATGGTATATATAAACTGGTTAACGAAGAACAACAAATATTATCGCCAGAATGGTTTCTGTTAGATGAAGTTGCATGGGCGACTTTAACAATACAAGATAATAAAGCGCATATCAAAATTAAACAAGATACGGGTTTAATCGGAAAAACAATAATATTAAAAGCTTCATGGAATGGAGAAGATTTATTGTTTCCAATTCTGATTAAATCATTAGTATAAAAGAAGGTGACCAGGTGAGTAAATTTGAAGAAGTTTTTGATTTAAAAGATAATGTATTAATGAAATTAATTATGGATGATGCTCTTGTGAATGCGTTGCTTAATCAACCCGTAGATGCTCCAATAGAGAACAGATTAGATATTTTATATAAAAATATTTTTCCTTATAAAAAAGCAATTAGCGAAACACTGACTGAAAAAACTTGCTTTATTACAATGGACTATAGTGCTTATGGGTTGAGTGAAACTAAATTTAAAGATGCTTCATTAGTTTTTTATATTATCGTACATGAAGATTTAATGAGAATGCAGTTAGGTAAACGAACAGTCTTGCGGACAGATTATTTAGCACACAAAATTGATGATATTTTTAATAACACAAGGGGGTTCGGCATAGGCCGATTACAATTTGGTGGAATGAAATCTGTTGAACTGCCGCTTGGCTGGGAAGGCTTGGCTATATATTATAACACGACTGATTTCAATTAATCATGAATGAATTATTATTAAGTGGCGGCCCAGTACAAGTAGATTTCTTTTACGTCTACCCTTGGAAGTTAAAAGATATCGTCAATCCACAAAAAAATTATTATGCGCATTTATACATTTTTTTCTTAAAAGAAGAAGACATTCAATTACCAAAAGAACTAACTGAGGGTTATGAATTGTTTGATTTAATTAGGGTGGGAGCAATTCTTGGGGAAACTTTCAGGCAGGCAGTCTTAGATTCACTATATGCCTTCACTTTAGAAAAATTTGTATTTAAAAATGCTAATTTTATGTTAAATGATAACATTCTGACGTCCCAACATTGGGAACAAATAAGACAAATATTGGCAGAGGAAAATTTCATAGATTTAGCTAAAATAAAAGAAGAAGACGAATATAATTTTGCAAATCCTAAGGCTGCCGAATTTGCAGCTAAAAGGAAAAAAATTAAAGAAGAGATAGAAAAGTATAAAAGAAAAAAAGAGGTTAGTTTAGGATTTTTAATTAATCGCTTTTGTGCTAAATCCCCGAATACCAACATATTATCAGTTTGGGATTATACTTTTTATCAATTTAAACAACAACTAGATGCCACTGTTTCAATAGAGAATTATACTTTCAATATGGAAGCTTTGGTAAATGGAAATCTAGATACTAGAAAACAAAAAATTGTCCACTGGACAGAAAACAATTAAGGGAGGAAAACAAATATGGCTACACCAAGAAGATGGGCAGTTCGTGAAGCTGCCGATGTAACTTTTTATTCTCTTGCAGATGGTAAACCTGTTGTTACTTTAAATACATTAAAAATGACAGACGTTGAAACAACAGGAGAAACTGTATATTCACAAGGTGGTAGAGGAAATGCTAAATTAGTAGGTTTCTCTAGCAACAGAGAGGCGAGAATGACTTTACAAGATGCGATATTTGATAACACAGCGATGGCTATGCTTACTGGAAATGATATAGTTACTGGAACTAAAAGAATAAGCAAATTTGAAGACGTGGTTATTGGAACAGATGGTACTGCGACTTTAAGTATGTCACTTGCGACAGATGGTGAATATACAGTATTTTTATTAAATGGAAATGCTATACAAGAAGAAATAGCAGATGCTACAATTACGGGAAAAACAGTGACAGCTGGGAACCCTGGTGACAAAGTTAGAGTTTATTATGAAACAGAAACTCCGTCAGATTCTCAAACAATTACTGTTACTTCAGATCATTTTGGCGGATCTTTTAAAGTGGTAGCAGATGTATTGGTTAGAGATGAATTAACTAAAAAAGATTATTATGCTCAATTTATAGCTTACAATGCTAAAATAGAAGACAATTTTACTTTTAGTTTCTCGCCAGATGGAGATCCATCAGTATTAGATATCCCACTAGAAATATTAAAGCCAGCTGATAATACTGTAATGTGGGAATTTGTAATATACGGAGACGAGTAATAACAAAAGGAGATTATGTGACTAATATTCATTAGTCAATCCTGTGGGGAGAAATTTGTCGAGAATTTCTCCCCATTTTTTTATTATATGTTAAAATTTTAGAATAGAAGGAGTGTTTTTATGAAAATTAATTCAGAATTAGTAAATAAAGTTAAGAAGTCTACTGAAAAAATAGTTAAAGTTTCATTTAATATAGAAGATACAGAATACATAGTGAATGTAGATGTTGCGTTCACATTAGCACATAAACAAAAATTAATGCAAGAAATGATGAAAATAACTGAAGAGCAAATTAATATATATGGAGAACAAACTATAGGTTTGTTAGTAACATTAAAAACTTTAACAGATATAGAATGGACAGAGACATTAGAAGATGATGTTGAACTGCTTTTAGTATTAAATGAGGTTCAAGTGATTAATCAAATTTTGGACGTCGTTCCAGAATCTGTTTTTAAAGAAATGAAAGAGTTCGCAGAAGAAATTGCAGAATTAAATAATAAATTATTGGAGGCAGAACGAGAAACCTCCAACAAATAAGGAGGGGTGATATGTCTCGTTTACTGAAAAATCAGCAAGATATCCGGGAGGCTTTGGAAACAATCACCGGTCAAACTTCTGGTTTAACTAAAAAAATAGCTGAAACAGCTAAACAACAAAAAGACGCTGTGAAGACTTTGGAGTCTATTACAAAAGAGGTGCAGGATTTAGTAAAAAATTTTGAAATAATAAATACTGAAAATCCTGCAAGGCTATTGAAGCAATTTGGAGAAGAATATGTAAAAATTTTGAAAGAACATAATTTATCCGTAGGCGGAACTAAATTTCGGCTTGAAGAAATCTATTTACAGCTTATTTGTTTAAATAATTTAGGATACGATCCATGGGAAAATAAGCCGGCCTATCTTGGTGGTGACCTTGATTTAGATAATGATTTAAGTCTACAAATAAAATCTCCGAAAGATTTTTTTAGAATACATTATAATCTAGAAAAAGCTGAAAGAGAAATGAAAAATGCAGGTTTTTCAGAAGGCATTATTAATGATACTTTGTATAAAATTGCCGAAGCCCGATTGAAAAATTTTAAATACGAAGATTTGAAGAAGAATGATAATAAAATAGAGTTTATAAAATATTATCATGAAATTAGTAGAGCTAATTGGTACGTATTGTTTTATAATAATGCGCCAGATGTTTCAGCAGTATCCTTTCCAGCAGAATTGTTACCTAGATTTGCTGAATACTTTTATATGTTTTTTAAAGCGGCACGTGAAACCAACAATCTTGGAAAAATTTTAGGTTTAGGAAAATTAGCTTTTGGCTTGAATAGATCAGATGTAAGAATTAAGATTTGGCAAAACGTTATCAGCGCAGGAGTAATTATTCATTATGTTAATGTAGAAAATTTTTACAAACACAGAAGTGAACATTTTACGAGAGACGAAATCCAACAATACAATAAAGTCTTTTGGGACAATAGAGGTTTCGAGGTCATCCAAAACACTTTTTTTGCCCCAGTTCAATATAAAGGCAGGTGAAACAATTGGCAAGTAAAAATGATATATTTGGTTTGTTATTGGCAGGATTAGACGAACAAAAAAGCGCGGAATTAATTAACGATCAGTTGCGGAACCAAGTCGCCCAGCAATTAGATAAATTAGTACTTGAGTTTAAATTAGATGAAAGTAAATT